TGTTGAAAGACTATGCGGAAGAAGCACAACGCAATCTCAATTTGATGCTCTGGTTAGCTTCGCTTTCAACCTCGGGCTCGGTGCCCTTCAGCGTTCCACGCTCAGAAGAAAGCATCTCAGAGGGGACTACTCCGGAGCTGCCAGCGAGTTTTTGAAGTTTGTCCGAGCAGGCGGGAAAGTCCTGCCCGGATTACAACGTAGACGAATAGCTGAACGACTTTTATACGTAAAGCATCACAATACCGGTGATGCTGGCGATGATTAGAACAATCATCAACAGGCTTGCGGCCATTGATGCGATGCCTTCAATCTCGGTTGGTTCGTTCCATTCCCAATCCGGCACACAGTCACATTGACGGCCTTGACCACAGTTCCCGTTACATTTCATCATCGTCCTCTTTCAGTCGTTGAACAATCAGAGTTGAATAGCCTGCGATGTCATGCCAACTATCGGCGTAGTCAGCATCTCCGTTGATGATCCTGGCGATCTTGTGACAGATCATCTCTAGGGCCTCTTGCTGGTCTAGTGCAAGGATCTTGCCTCGATGCTTGAGGTGAGTACGGATTACAAGCTTGAGATCTTGTGAGACCTCTGCATGTCCCGAAAACTTGCCGTATTTCTGGCCACGTTCCTGCAATGTTCCTTCCACGTCTGACATACGTTTCCTTTTGATTGAGTCTCCGCAAGCAGCCAACGCTTGCCTAGTTGCCGAACAGCACGAACCCACTGACGCTGGTTGTGCCGGTTTACATCCCGTGAAACCGAACTGCTGTTCCACAGCTTTCTAACAAGTCTCAGGGCTTTTGTATTCATGATTTGGCGGTGGTGTCGGGCTCACCCGAACTTACCTTTTCAGACCACCATATCTGTTAGTCGATCATAGAGTCAATGATGTCATTGCGACACGTCATCACCAAACGACCAAGATCCTCCAAGGTCATGAGACCTTTTTCTACCTTGTTACAGGCTTCAACGAACGTGATGGTGTCGTTCTCCATCTCATCGGAAACATCATCAATACGAAATTCAGCAATGAACTGAAATTCCTCTTCATATTCCTTTTCGTCTTGTTCCATTTGGTCAAGGTACTTGTTGGTCTGGTTGATGATGTAGCACATTTCGGAAGCTCCGGGTTGTGTGTTGCGATGGGTTCAATTGTGAGTGCGTTCACATTCCATGTCAAGGTGTTCTAGGATGAACTCACCAATCTGTTGTTTCGCGTCGTCACATCCCTTGGCAACAAGGCAATGGTATTGATTGGCTTCCAAGTAGCTGATCCAGTCCTTCTGATCCTGGCTCAACACCCCCCCTTTCTCCCGCTTCATCTCCACCCAAAGTCCCCAGGCTGGGATGAAAAGATCAGGAACACCCCTGCACACACCCTCAGACTTCAGACGTGTTGCCGTTGTGATCGTCCTGGCTCCCCCGTTTGGGATGGCAAAAATGCGGGTGCCTGGGAAACTTTTCCGGAACCAACTGACAAACTCGCGTTGTTCCTCGTGTTCTGTTCTTATTCTTTCCATTGTTCCATCACCTTTTTGATTTGATCCAACTGCATCTGTACTTCAACCAGTTTGTAAAGAGTGTCTCTGTACCCATCCCACGCCTTCTCTGCCCGTTGCCTCTCCGCCTCTAGCAGGCGTTGCAATCGTTCAAATTTGAGTTGCTCAGTTTTGGTCAAAATGGGATCTCCTCAAACCAAGATGGACACTGATCTATTGACCCGGCAAAATCTTTCGGCACCTTCTCATCGAACATCGTGCAGTAGTCGTGATCGGCGAAATGGTCGCATGTGTAACAACATTTCGGTGGGTACAAACCTTTCTTTGCTTCCTTGATCTTCTCTCGGTACACCTTGACAACGTGTGGTTCACTCATTGATCCCCCATTCTCGGTTGATGACACGAACAAACTTACCCTCTTTGCGGTACTCCACCGCGCTCGGCGGCTTGGATTGCGTCATGATCTTGGCGCATTCGTCTAGGTCCTCGTGAGACCCGATAGGCGCACCTGATTTTCTGGCCATATCCATAAACGTCCTGATCGCTTTTTCTCCCGCGTACCCGTCATGTGTAACTGTCAGATACTCAGTTACCGGACGGTCGCTCAGAGCGCCGTAATACGTCACTGCGAACATCTCTTTACCAGAGGCCTTGCTTGTGTGCTTACGCCAGATCCAAGACCTTACGGACATCTGTGTGCCCTCAATGCCCATGATATCGTCAACGTGGAGCGTCAGTGGCTTTTTTTCTGGTTCAGGGAACGGAGCACCACAAGCTGGGCATTTTCTCGCGGAGATCGGGCACAGCTCGTTGCAAGCTTCGCACAACTTCACCGGAGCCTCACCATTACCTGAGCCTGCCTTTTTGGGCGGCTGCACTGCTGTTATAGGGCCATGTGTGGCCACTACCCCGGCAAAGTCCAGCACCAAACAGTGGTCGGTGTGACTCTTTGGGCGCATTCCTCGGCCTGCCATCTGAACGTATAGGCTTGGGCTCATGGTCGGGCGCAGCATTGCAACTAGATCAATATCAGGATAATCAAACCCCGTAGTTAGCACATTCGCGTTCGTCAATGCCCTGATTTTCCCGGCTTTGTAGAGCGTCAAAATGCGTTCACGCTCCGCTTTCGACGTATCCCCTGTCACGCACTCCGCAACGATCCCGAAGTCTTGCAGCACATCTCGCACGTTCTCAGCATGGCGCACCCCCGCACAAAAGAACAACCACGCTTTACGGTCTCCAGCGCGTTCAATCACTTCCTTGACTGCAGCAATGTTGTTCTCGTCCGTGTCCACGGCGGCTTGCAGCTCGGATTCAATGTATTCGCCTCCTCTTTTGTGTACGCCATCGACATTTAACTTTGACGTGGTTACTTTTGAGCGAAGTTGCGACAGGTGCTTTTTCTGAATCAGTTCCTGAATACTTACCGGCTCAATCAAGTCTGAGAAGATCGCGGGCTTATCAGTGATAAGCCCGTGACCAAGCCTCCATGGGGTTGCAGTCAGCCCGATGACCCGCAGATTTGCATTGATGTCTTTCAGATCAGACAACAGCGTTCTGTACCCTCCTTCGTCTTTGTGGCCGACAAGGTGGCACTCATCAATGATCACCAGATCCACGTGGCCAATTAGGTGCGCCTTGTCTCGCACCGACTGAATTCCTGCAAACGTAATCGGCTCCCCGAGTTGCCTCCGTCCAATGCTTGCGCTATAAATACCCATTGGCGCCCCTGGCCAATGGAGTCGCATTTTCTCCGCGTTTTGCTCAATCAACTCCTTCACATGAGTGAGCATCAGCACCCGGGTTTCTGGCCAGTTCTGCAAGGCATCCTTGCACAGAGCCGCGACGATGTGGCTTTTACCTGAGCCAGTCGGAAGCACTAGGCAAGGGTTCCCCTCGTTACCGTTGCGGAACCATTGATAAAGATGCTCGATTGCGCGCTGTTGATAGTCACGGAGCATTACCCGCCCTCCGGAAACATCATTTCCAAAGCATCCGCCACAGCCTGTTGAATCACCGGCCAATTGTCTCTATCAATCCAGGCTCTGATCTCAATGCTGGCGGCAGACTCATCCACCAGTTCCATCGTGAAAACGGCACCATCCTCATCAAATCCGTCAATTTTTGGCGGAATCAATTTGATCTTCATGCTGCAATTTCCTGTGTTTGAGGTGCTTTCGGTTTCCGGGTGCACCGTTTAGAGTCTCCTGCCATCATCTGCACCAACTTTAGTTGTTTCTGCTTCTGTCGGTACCGTTGAGATTTTTCAACGTCAGTCAGTATTTTCTTCTTTGCGTCAGGTTTTGATCCAAGCTTATAAATTCTTATTGGATCTTTTGATTCTGGCCGCTTGTCCCATTTGCAGATGTGCAGCACCCCCTCTCTGTACATCTCGCGGGTGTAATGCAGAACGGTCACGTAGTGCAGGCCCGTTTCCTCGGCCAGCTCCTGGCATGTATAGTCGCCTTCCATCAAGTGTTTCATTAGCTGGGCCATCATCAGAGCATTCACCTTGATGATTTTGCGGCCCTTGTTGCAGGGTGGGGCAGGTCTTGGCATGTGATGTCCTCAGAATTTGATATTGAACCCGATATAGTTCGGTGCAACGACGATGCTAGAACCACAGCCTGCGGCGGCAGTCACTGAAAAATCCTTGAACGATGGTGTATGACGATCCCGATGCTTGCGGTCGTAAATCTCTTTGGCCAGTCCCACAGCAGCCGCAGCGGCGCAACCATAACGCCAATCGTCCGTGATCTTTGTGAACACTGCTCCGGTCGTAGCACCTACGACAGCGTGTTGCCACTTGTCTTTACCGCCCCAGGACTCGGCCTGGGCTTGTGTGGCAAACAGCAGTACAAATGCAATCATTGTTCTCATTTATCCGGCTCCTTGTCGTTCAAAACTTGCTGGTAATTCATCCCGGCATCAAAGCCTTCTAAGAAGGCCCTGGCCCTGAGCAGACGGGCAAACTTTCTAAGCTTCTCAAAGTCCTCATCCAAGAAGCCGCATTCCCAGGCAAGTTGGTCTATTGAGTCTTCTTTCATTTCTCACCTCTTAGCTTTTTTGATCGCTCGATGGTGCACGCTGTAAATCCATGTACCTAACCTGAAGCCGATTCCAAGCCCAAAAAAAACCCCGCTCAAAAAATCAAGTAAGTTCATTCCTCACCCCCTATCCCGTGTGCTCGCTCAATTGCTCGGGCGAATGCTGGCGCTGATTGCGGAGCAATGCTAGCGCTGCCCCATGTATCCGCCGTCAGTTTTGTAATCTCCTCATCCGTCAGTGGCTCCCGTTCAGGCTGCGCCACCGGCTGGGGTGGGGCACGATGTCCTACTGGTTCGCCTTGATCAAACAGCACTTCACGCAGCACCCAGCCGTGATATTCAACCGGATCTACTGCGTCAACCACGTCCTCATCCGTTAGCGGCCCCGTTTCAGGCTGCGCCAATGCCTCACGCAAAATCTGCACAGCATTCATCCACGCATCCCCAGTCTCCCAGCTCATATTTGCTGGATGTATCTTTGTAAGCGCATCAAGAGCTTGCGCCACTGCTTCTTTAAGTGTTGTCATATAACCCCCTTTACTATTTGCTTACTGCTAGTCACCCCGGGCCCAGGTTCACCATTCACCACCTCGCGCCCATTCACTAGATAAACCGCTCTCCACCCGTTCTCATCACTGCCATTCATCTTCCACGGCACTAGATCAGGGTGCAGTACGTGAGAGGAGCAGCCTTGGTGCTGCCAGTCCTCGGGTATGTCATTGCCCCATTTCGCACACTCCCACGCACCTGATGCCGTTGCTGTTGAATGTGCGCATGTACGGCAATTGACTTCCTTCGTCAGCTTCGTTTTGTGGCAGAACTCATGTGCTGCACAAAACTTGCATTCGTACCAAGTTGGGTCACTGCTCAAAGGCTCTGGCATCCTGTCTGCTTGCGCAATTCGTCTGCCTCTGTCAACCAGCTTTTCGGCTGCGTTATGATCGTAGTGTAGCCGCTCTGTGTAAATTCTGTCATCGTTTTTACAAATGGCCACATACAACGCTCGGTGTATCCCTAGGCCATGCATGTAGACCTGCATTTGCGCCCAATGCATCGGCTTAGACTTCTGAACACCTTGGGACAAAAGATCCTCAAAACTCTTCAGTGCATGGGTCTTAAACTCCGCCACATGTCTCGCCTTCGGAGCATCTGGAACTCCAGATTCAATAATCCCGTCTAATGAGCCAGACACATGAGAGCCAAAATCCACCCTGGCCTGTCCGTCCATCTTTTTGAATACGATCCCGATAGCCTCTAGATCGCTGATGATCGTTGCCTCCTCCATCTGGCCACGGCGGAACAGGCGCAGAATCCGCCCCTCAAACTTCTCAATCACCGCCCAGCGGAACGACAACCACAGCCACCGATCACACGGGTGACCCAGCATCGAGGCTCCCATGTGCGGCCTGGGTCGTTCTTGCGCTGCCTCGTGCGCAGCGTCTATTGCTTCAACGATTTTGTCTTTGACTATAATTTGCGCCATAATTAACCGTCTCCTCTCCTTTTGAGTTGCTAAGCCCCCCTTGCAGGGGGCTTTTTTTTGCTTACTTCTTAGCCCCCCATGGAGGGGCTGCCTTAAATGCCGATGGCGCCTCGGGTGCTGAGGTAGGAATAGATGGAATTGAACCCCCTTGAACGGCCTTGAAGCCCTTCACTTCGTTGCGTTCACCGTAACGGTCGTCCTCTTTGACATTCAGCTTGATGACCAGATCCTTGCCAATCAACTGATCGGTGTCGGACAGGTGCACGACCCCGGTTGCACGAATAAGCTCTCCGAGCTGCTTCATTCCGATTTCTTCGGTTTCCGGGTTCGCATTTTTGATGTTGATCATCCCCCAGACTGCTCGGCCTTGATGAGTCGGGCCTGTGACTGTGTACATGATGTTGATGTATTCGCCAGTGCCTGACTTTGTGGGCTTAACCTCAGCGCGACTGATAGTTGCTGAGTACCAGCCAGCCGGAAGAACCCCATAGTTGTTTGTGGGTTGTGGAAGTGATTCAACAGAAAAAGATTGTGATAAGCGAGCCATGGTTCAGTCCTTTCGAGTTATGGCGTATGACGGCCTTCCGGCCGTTGTGGTAATGGCGTCCAGAAGTGGAGCAGTGATCGACTCATGAGCAGCCTTCCAGGCTGTCATGTTGATCTCTGGCTTCCATCTGAACAGACTGCTCAGGTGTTCGGACAATCCGGATTCCTGGGCGAGTTCCTGAAGTTTATCAGCATTGACCTTTCGATCAAGCCGACCAACGATCTTTATTTTGTACTGGCCAACATCCTCATTTTTAGTGCCTTCAAGGTCCTTCGGGATCGCCAAAGCCTTTGTGAGTTGATCCTCAATCTCTCGGCGTCTGGCGATCGCCTGAGCCTCAAAAGCTTTCGCCTCCTCCCAGTCGCTCGCCAGTTTTTCTAAGTTTGTCATAGATACCTTCCAATTGTTGCGGCTGCGTTCACAATCGCGGTCCTAGTTGCTGTGTACGGATCTTGGCCACTCTCCGGCCCGTAAAACTGAGCCATGCGCTCATCTCTGTCTGGCTGGTGATAGATGTTTCCGGACACGTCCACCGCGTTCAGATTCCAGTTGTGGCGGACACTGAACTTCAGCGCGACCATCAGGCGGAATGCGTCCCTGTCGTCACGTAGCGGGTCCCATTTCGTGAACGATGTCGGATCACCGTACCCATACGAGCCCACATCATGATTGAACCAGACATCTAAATTGACGGCACGCCCGGCCAGTTTCAGCGTTTCTTCATTCATCTTGCAAACACTCCCAGTGTGTTCCTATGTCGTCACGAGAACGAATTTTCTCGGCCAGGTCTTGCGCGGCAAAAAGCTTTCCGCCCGTGAAATTGTCCCGAGGGAACTCGGTCGGATCTTCCTGCATAGCGTAGTCATCGCACATCCTGGCTATCTGCTCTCGCTCAATGCGGGCTATTGCCTGAGCGAATTTGATTGCTACAAGCCCCCAATCTAGGTCCTGGTTTTGAAGCTGGGTGTACCTCCAAATTTCTAAGATGTCGTGATTCGTCATGATTGTTTAGGTCTCAATTTTTTTAATAATCGCCCCAAGGTCAGGGCCTTCCCACATTTCAAGCTTCCCGCTCCGATCTTTGGCCAGCCAAAGCCCGTCAGAATCGCACATTAGAGCCCGTTGCGTGTTTCCTTCCGCATCTCGCTCTACCCTCAAGGCAAGCACCTCGTCAAAGAAATATGGCAACTGCTGTCCGGTTTTGTTGCCCGGCATACTTGGCGAATAGAGAACCCGACCCATCTCGTCTTGGGTCTTTTCCAATTTCGCGCTCATGTAAACATGGCGACCCGGCAAGTCGCGGAAGGCTCTTATGATGTCTGCCATTTGCTCTTGCATTGCGCCATAAGCCTGCCTGGGATCTTTGGTGGCTTTCTTCTCGGCGTTCAGGACGACCTCGGCTATTTCGCTGATGCTGTCCAGGGCCACAGATTGAAACTCTTTAGCTTCGGACGATTCTGTTATCCATTGCCAAGCCTCCCGCAAACTGGCCATGTCGCTTATCTCTATGTAGGGCACGTCAGCCCCTGCAATCGAGAGCAATCCGCCCTCGGCAGATAGCACAACCGGACTTGGGAGCGTCGGTATCAGAGAGGTTTTACCCGCGCCAGCCTGTCCGTATACAAGGAGCTTGACTCCTGATGATGCTACGAGCGATTTAGTTGTTTTGAGGTTGATTGCCATAGTTCACTTTCTGTTTAAGTTGTTACTAACCGTGCCGTAGCCATAGCCGTAGCCGTTGCCATAGCCGTCGCCGGTGCCGTTGCCATAGCCGGTGCCGTGAC